CTGTATTATCCTCTAAGTCAGACCATTGTACTTTTTTTCTATCACCGCCAGCACCTATTAACATTAAAGACCTTTCCTCAGTAACAACTAAGGCTTGATTTGATGTTGGACAATTTGCTATGGGAGCTGCAACAGTTCCTGTATTTCCAGTCCACTCATAAGCTCTGCCATCTCTATTAGAGCAACCAACAAGATATTCACCCCAGTTATCTAAAGACCAAGTTGTAGCTGGAATTAAAGTTCCTCCATCTGGTCTTTGTGTTCCGTAATTCGCAGAACCATAAGTATAATTACCATAACCAGTTGCTGCTGTTGCATCATCAAATCCAGTAGTAAATCCTGTTGGAGTTACATCATATTGAGTACCATCTTCTGTATAAATATATAATCGAGAAGAAGTTCCTATAGCTGTTCTTCTGTTATTAGAGTTATCTGTCCATGCTCTTATTGCTCTAGCCTTGCCAGTAGTTACAGCAGTGCCTCTTTGAGTCCATCCACGAATAGGTTGCATAGCACCTTCGTTCCAACGAACTAAATTACAATCATGCCAACGACCTTTAGCTTGTAGCTCTGTTCCATTTTTATAAACACCACTTGGTAAATTTATAGGCACATAAGGCATTATTTTTCCTCTTTAGTAATAACTATTTTTATAACTCGAATCGTATTGTCTGGCAATAAACTCATTATCTCTCTATCAAATACAATATTTCACTTATCTTCATAGCTGTAGCTTTTGTCGTTTTTAAATCAGGAGCTACACCATCTCGATAAGTTACTAAAAGAACACCCCAAGCATCTTCTGAGGACATAATAGGGCAAGCAGTATTAGGCACACTTCTATCAAGAGAAGTACATTGGCTTAAAACAAAATGACCAATAACATATTCATCACCTTCCATCCAATATCCAGTTGGTAATAAATCAGCACTATTTCTTGGTTCATTAAATAAAGGAACTATATTTCGTGCATCAATCCAATCATATAGCCAAATTGATTCAATATCTCTGTTTGACCTAAGAAGTCTAGTAATTAAGTTTTCTACCTCTATTTTCTTTTCTGGCTCTTTTTCATATACTTCTGCTATTGGAATTTCAGTATCTTCTTCAACTGTAAAACTTGTATATTGTTGGAAGCCTATATACCCAATTACAGCGACAATAATAAGGCTAGTAATTTTCATAACAAAAGCAGACCAAGATTGCTCTGGTGAAATAATACTTCTTATTGCTTCTATAATGTTATTCATTTTCTAAATTTCTCCATACCCCTAGACCCAAAATAAAAACAAATTACGGAACTCATAAGTCCAGCGTCATAATCTGTAAATATAACATCAATAACTTTGTAAATTTCTCCACCATCAAAATAAATTTGTAACACCGCCAGTAACTTTACTGTTAGCCAAAGAGTAATAATTAAGTAAGCTGATATAGGTCTTACAGTAGAGCTAAGAGTAACAGCCCAAGTATTAGCCCTAGAAGTTAAACTTTGAGCATGAGCATAAACACCAGCAACCTCTGCTGTATCTGTTTTTGCTTCTTGCTCTTGAACTTTAAACTTAGCTTGAGCTTCTAACATTTTTAACTGGTGAGCGTTTTGCTGTTTTGTTTTCCATACATCAATAATTGATGGAATTGTAGAACTAGCAAAACCAATTAAACTTCCGACTAACCCAAACACGACAAACACCTTTCAAAAGATTCTTTAGTAGATTTTTTATTTTCAAAATGAGCTTCTGATATTTTTAATGTAGCTCCTTTTATCTCCTCTACTGGTTTAAAAATAATTACATTTTCTTTGACTGCGGCTAAAGCTACAATATCAGTATCTGTTTTGGTTAATTTTCTTTTGGCTTTTCCAACAGAGGTAGAAAAATTATAACGAGGTCTGCCACCTTTAGCAGAATGTTTGTCAGTAGTTCCAGAGCATTTGACCTGTATTCTTAAAGGTCTATCTTTAACATTAACTATAATGTCATACCCTTCCGATTCAACTAAAGAAGTATGATAACCTAACTTTTCTAGCTCTAAACAAACCATTAATTCACCAACTCTGCCTAACTGCTTGTTGTTATTACCCAAACCATTTCCCAAGACTGGTAGCAACAGCTGCGGATATACCACTTGCAGTTAGAAATACTCCTATTATTATCCCCCTACCAGATTTAAATTGACCCTCAAGAGAATCAATTCTTCCGTTCAACCTATTAACTTGTTTTTCCAAAGACTCAACAGCGACAATTAACTTACCCTGTTCTAGTTCGGATAAACCAGCCATGACAATTATCCTTCTTCGTGATTACAGTCGTAATGCACATTATTGAAGTTTAAAGCAGAATACTTTAGATACTTTCTATAATCTTTAGGTATATATTTTAAAGGAACAAAGGAGCATACCAAAGATGATAAAGTAACTATACTTGTTAAAATAGTTAATAATACTAACATTTCTACTCCTATTCGCTTGGTTGAGTAGGCATATCAATATATGGAAAACCTTCTTGCTCTGGCAAATCTCTAAGGTCTTGTCTGTAAGTAGCCATTTCATCAGATAAAGTTCTGTCAGTAAGAGCATGATGGTCTGTATTTTTTAACAGTTCATCTCTTTCTCGTCTTTTATTATGCTCGTCAGCAGATTTTTCTTCTTGTGTTTTGTTTTTTACAGTCCAACCTATACTCCAAGAACCATCTTTATAAGTTGGTGCTTCATCAAGTTCTAACTTTTTATCATTAGACACCTCTGGTCTTGCTTCTACAGAAACAGGGTATACATTATAAGATTGCAATAACTCGTCTGTTATTTCAGAAGGAAAACTTGTGTTTGGGTTATCCTGTTTTAGTTGTTGTATGGAGTAAGGGTACTCATCCATAACTCCTCTACTTTTTTCTTTTACTTGCGACATTTTTTTCTCCTTTGTTTAAATTAATTAACTAACATTTGAACCAGAATATAACTTAGTCCAAACAGCATCTTCTCTCAATGTGCAACATTTAGTGGGTTTGTTTGCAATATTAGATGAAAAATCAAATTCTATTGTAGAACCTACTTGTCCGTTGGTTGCGTCAAGAACACGAAACTCATATCTTTGATTACTTACAGCATAATTTGGAGACCATAAACCAATATAACCATTATCGTTAATTCTTCTCATAGAAAAACTTGGTAATTCAGTTACATTACTAGGGCTAGATTCGTAAATTTTTGCTGTTGCCCTATATGCAATATCTGAGTAATCTGTGCCGTCTCCACCTGATTCATAATTCATTGATTGACCATTACTCCAGCTAGTTCCTGTTTCAATATAACCAAGATTATATCCTACTGTATTCCAAGCTCCATGATAGGTTCTGATAAATCCCCACATACCTTTTACTCCGTCTGAAACAACACAAGCCTGTTGTTCATAATCAAAGGCTAAAGTTCCTTGTTGATTCATAGGTATCATTGTTCCATAGTCATAGGGAGAAGTTATTGTTGGATTAAATGGCTTTTGTGAAGCTAAATTACTAGATGTAATTCCAAATGTATCTCCTGTATCACCAACAACTGACCCAGCAGAAGTTTCGCCATTCCAAGAAACCCAATTTTCATCAAAATATTTTTGCATTGATAAACCTGAGCATATTCTAACTGCCGTTCCTCTTGAGTAATTAGAAGTTGGACCAAAAAGATTATTTAAATTTGATACACTTACAGGGGTGTCTTGGTCAACGGCAGCCGATTGAATTTTAACATTATGACTACTAGATGTACTTCCTTCTTGCCAAGCAATATAAACTTCTCCTGTTTGATACTCTTTCCAGTTATGAAAACCACTTGTTGAATTGTAGTCATAATTAACCATAGCACCACCATTATAAAGGTTTGTATTACCAAAAGTACCAGCTTGAAAATCACCAAAAACTGTCGGTGCTGTTGTTCTATCGTTAGTAAATTTATATCCTTGAAATCTATTGCCTGATGTACCAGAGCCAGAATAAGTTTTTTGAAGCCAACCTAAAGTTTCTGTTCCACCTGAACTGTTAAAATAAACAGGAGCGGAAATACCATAG